CGGCCTCTACGTCGGCGGGCAGATGGATTGCTATTTCGTCGCCCTGGACGTTACCAATTTTAGCCCATTCCAGAACACCTATGTATTCAAGGCAGGCTACCGCAACAACGGCATGACGGTGGGCTTTGAGCATACCTGCTACCACCCGATGCAGACATACCAGCCCATCATCACCGAAGGGCGTGAATGGAAACCACGCTTTGAGGGCGCGGTAGAGAAGCTATTCGTAAAATTCGAGATTGGGGGCGAGCGATGACAACCTGCCTTGCACCATCCAGCAATGATACCCGCCACGCCTGCCCGATCTATAACCGGCTCACACTGAACATGGGCATAGGCAAGCTCGCCGCGCAATCAGATATGAAAAAGTACCACTACTGCGCGGAAATGGGAGGAATTGTCATCGACTGCCCGGACATCCCCAGGCTCGCGCGAGAGACAGGGCTAGATCGCCATGCGCTGCGGCTTGTGTTCAAGCGGCACGGCGCAGAAGGGCGGGCGGTTGACGGCATTTTAGTGTGGAGGGTGGTGGAATGAAATCACGCGAGAGGGCTTGCTTAATGTTGGAAAATTCGCTATACTCTTACCTGTCGAGCAGGCTGGTAACCTCTCGGCTCCCCACTGGTAAGAGTGGGCGAACGTGTATTTTAGGGCATTGTTTACGGCGCGGGCTTACCCCTGCAAAAAAAGGATTCACCATCCTTGCCGCGAGCGATGCCCTTTCTTTTTGCCCTCGTCGTGAGACGATGGCGGAGGCCGTATAATGGCTAGAATTAGGACGATCAAGCCGGAATTTCCGCAGTCGGAAAGCATGGGCAGGGTTTCGCGTGAGGCGAGGCTTTGTTTTATCCAGCTCTGGACGATTGCTGACGATTCGGGGAGGCTTCGCGGAAATTCGCGAATGCTCGCGAGCCTTCTCTACCCCTATGACAACGATGCTCCCGACCTTATTGATAAATGGCTTACTGAATTAGTCAACGAAAAGTGCATTATTCGTTATTTGTCGGATGACCAAAACTACATTCAAATATGTAATTGGCTATCACATCAGAAAATAGACAAGCCATCTACTTCACATATTCCACCATTCGACGAATCCTCGCGAATATTCGCGAATCCTCTCGAATCCTCGTCGGAGGATCTAGGAATGGATCTAGGAAGGGAAGGGAATGGATCTATTACGCCGCAAGCGGCAACACCGAAACCTTTTGAGGTTACTGTCCCTGAAAAGGCTAATCCCCTCTTTACTGAAATCAGAACAGCCTTTGAGAAGGTGAACGGTAATTTTACCAACTACGGCAAAGAGGGCAAGGCGATCAAGCTGATTATCAAGATGACAAAGGGCGACCAAAACGCGATCCGTGTAATGATCCGCACATTCTTTATCCTACGCCAGCGGAACGACAAATACTGGTCATCCATGCCCTTCACTCCCTCACGGCTTGCGGCTTCTGGCGTGTGGGATGGCGTGAAAGAGGAAGCGAAAAAGACACTGGCGGCGGCTGATACATCGTGGATTGACGCGATGGTAAAAGAGGAGGTGGCAGTATGACTGTCAAGGAATTTGCTATTTGGGTGCAGGGCTACTATGGCGCGTATCCTGACGGACAGAAGGCTGACGTTGCCGCCTACCTGAAAGACTTATCGCCAGAATACCTTGTGTCCCTGAAAGCTACACTTTTGAAACGCTACTCCTCGAAATGGGGCCACGCTCCCGACATTGCGATATTCGAGGAGAACCGCAAGGAAGCGATGGAAGGCATACGGTACGACTCACCTGCGCTTGAGGACAACAGGCCGTTGGCGACAAGCGAGGAGCTATCGGCGTTCGCGGTTACGTTCGGGGAAACCATGAAAAAGATAAGTGAAAAAGTGAGGGTGAAGGTATGACGCGGCTATCCTGGAACTTTTCCCGCCTGCTTATGTGGGCGCGGCGACATTTGAGGAGGATTATATGAGCAACCCTGCGGAAGACAAATCGCAGAAGCGTCTCAAAAGCGCAATCATAGGATTCTGCATTATTTTTGTGCTACTTTATGCCGGAGCTTTTGCATATTTCCGAGGCTACCGCAAAGGTCAGATCGATGCTGCGCAAAACATTAGAGAATATCTCGTCATCGACGGACAGGTCGTCCACATCGAAGGTCCAGCGCCAGAGAGAGCCCTGAGCCCAAAAGATATCGAAGGAGGCTCCAAATGACAGAAGTCCATGGCTTTATGTGTGGCCCACAAATCTATGAATTCTCCGGCTGGACCTTCGAATACGACATGACGGGCGCCTGGCCGCTACGGAAAGATGGCGAGCCACGAGCGCGGGCCGGGCGCAAGTTCTACGCCATGCTGGAAAAATTCTTCAAGCTGGACGACGAGCAGATGACTAGCCACCGAATCGGCGGTGGATGCAGGAGCTTTTAATGACGCGGCTATCATGGAACTTTGCCCGCCTGCTTATGTGGGCGAGGCGGCATATCGCAATAAGGGGGATGATGTGAGGAAACTACTGGAAGAAGCGCGTGATTTTATTAACGAGGTCGATCCGAACATTAAGGGGCAAGAAATAGATAAACATTACCTTCTTCAGCGCATCACCGCCGCCCTAGCCGCTCCAGAGCCGGATGCAGTGGAGATTGTGGGGAAAATCCGTCTTGGAGGGTATGCACTCAATGCCAACAATCCTGATGACAGGGGGCCGAATGGTGACGATTACCATTTTATACTTGCCGACACCGAAGCCGCCGCCCTGATTGCAATCTATAGCCGCAGGGTACCGATGGCGATGTTGGAAGAAGTTTGGTACAGTGGATATGCTAAAGACCATTCGCAGCCAATAGCAAACGACATAAATAAGGCCGCTCAAAAGTACGGCGTGAAGATCGAGGAGGTGGGGGAATGATTAAATTATTCATTGTAAGCACAACTAAATTCGGTTATGACGATTATGATTCTTTAGTTATTGCGGCAATAGATCGCAAGGAAGCTATAAAAATAGCTTCGACAAAACTTCCCGGAGCAATTTCAAAATACAAAACGAAAATCATAGGTGAAGCAAAAAAAGGGCTAATAGGAATAATCCATGAATCTTTTAATGCAGGCTGAAAGGAGTAACGCAATGGACATAGAAACGCCGAGGACATTTGTTGAGAACCACACTGGCTATGGCGGAGATAAATTTAACGCCCTTGTGCAAGACATCACTGCCCGCGATGCTTTGCTCCGCGCCGATGAGCGACGCAAGGCGGCAGAGAGAGTTGTAGCGTGCCAAGAAAAACTGTGTGCAAAAAAAGGGGGATGTGACCCTAAGTGTACTAAATGCGCCAAGATGCGCGCTACAATAACTATACCGGACACCGCTGCAATCATGGCTGATCCAGAGGAGGCGACAAGATGAGCGCACTATCTGACGCACTGGCGGCTTTTGCGGAAATAGATGCGTTCCATATCGACAACCTCACAGTGGAAACCTGTGTTGATGGAGCCAAAAAGCTGGTCGAGCTTGACGACATTATCGATGCTGGCCGCGATTCCGCTATGGATTGGATCGCCAAGGCGCTGCCGTGGTTGAAGCAGGAAATCAAATACATGCACGATGTTGAAAGTGTTGGTGGAATAATCGACAACAAGAAACTCGCCACGCTCACCGCACTAATCGCGCAGGCCGAAGTGACGGAAAAGGAAGGCAATAAATGAGTTACCGAGATTACATTCACTGTTCTACGTGCGACTGCAAGTTAATCTATGACGGCAGCGATACTGTACGGGATAATTTTGTAGATCAATATGGCGAGGACTATAAAATCCTGTGTCCTGATTGCTTGAAAAAGCTTCTCACTCAACTCTCCCCTGACCCTCTCGCCCTGCTAAAAAGGTGCCGTGAGATACTACAGGAAGTATCCGCGCAGAAAACAATGGTTAGGTCAATCGAGCAATATGAGGACTATACAGGTGGCGAGCCGAGCCTTGGTACGTGTAAAACATTAGGCAAACTGAAAACTATCGCTGACAACGCTACCACCCTACTGTCAGATCTCGACAAAGCAGGAGTGAAGTAATGCCGTACACGCAAGAGCAGATTGAGGAAGCGAAGCAGTACGCTCGGCGAGTAGCTGAGGAATCGAAGGGCCTACCTAAACACAGAAAATGGATAAGCGAATCTGACTACATTGCAATACTCCTCGCCGCGCTTAAAGTTACAGAGAAGGAGCGAGATTATGAACGTGGCCAAAAACAATATTATATCGGCGTAGGTGCAGAGTTGCGGTCAAAACTTACAGAGGCACAGCACGAAATTACAAAAGACATACAAGGAAATATAGCAAATATCCATGAAATTGATCGTTTGGAAAAGGCCCTTGCATACGCGAAAACTGACAACGTTGATTTAAAAGAGCGTGTCGAGGGTGCTAAAAATGGAATAAAAACTCTTGTTGATCAACGCGAACGCCTCACCGCCTACATCTCCAAGTTGGAAAAGGCCGGGGATGGGATACGCAACTATAAGCCCGACAGTAACCCTCTGCAGGCAGAGACGGACATCGAGGAACTTTTTGACGCTTGGGACGCCGCAAAGAAGGAAAAGCCATGAAAGAAAATCAGATCGGGGCATTATGGAACTCACGGACGGAGAACCCTAAAGCGCCATTCGCCAAGGGTAGGGTCGCGGTCAGAGAAGTGACGAGAGCCATGCTTAGTTCAAGTATGACGCTATCAGAGCGAGTAGCGGAGCTTGAGCGATGGAGAATAGATACAGACAAGAGGGTAGCGGCGTTGGAAGCGAAGCCATGAGCAGAGATATCAATGTAGTAGTTTTAGTTGGCAGGCTCACGAGGGACTCGGAACTAAAGTACACAAAATCGGGAATGCCTATCGCTCGCTTTTCCATAGCGGTCAACCGCTCACGAAAGCAGGGCGAGGAATGGGTGGATGAGACCAGCTTTTTCGAGATCGACTTTTGGGGAAAGGGTGCTGAGGCGGTGAATCGCTATCTCGTGAAAGGCCAGCAGGTCGGCGTCGAGGGGGAACTGAGGCAGGACAGATGGGAGCAGGATGGCCAACAGCGCCAGAAGGTTGTCGTCAACGCAAGCAATGTGCGGCTACTTGGCCAACAACAGGGCAAGGAAGGCCAAGGCTCAACGCAGGGGGCGCAGGAGGTGAAACTACCCCAGGCACAGCAAGCGGGCGCAGGGGCGGAGTTTGACGATAGTTCAGATATTCCGTTTTGACCATGTTTTGTTTTCAGGAGGTTGACGATATACGGGTACTGATCTGGTAGGGAGGAAAGGGCGATGAGTGAATGAAGTTTTTTTGTGCGGCTTTTGCTATAATGGGATGCAGAAAAAAAGTATCAACCAAGGGCGGTTTTTGCTGTGATGAACACAGAATTATGTCCGGGAAACGAGTAGCCGACGCCCTTAGACCGCAATGGCCGGGAGCCGAGAGGCCGAACGCTTCACTATATCGATCAACAAGGTGGACGGAGTTATCAAAGCGCATACGCAAAGAACATGGAGAATGTGTGCTATGTGGCGCGACAGATACCCTATCAGTCCATCATGTCATTCAGCCGAAGGGTAACGCCGAGTTATTCTACGACGAAAGCAATGTTGTAGTGCTATGCAAAGAGTGTCATGATCGCTTAACAAGTGTGGAAAACCGCACAGGACGGAGGTAAATGTTGTTTATTGCGATATACCGGATACCCCCCGTGGGAAAAAATTACCCATCCGGAAAGAGCCACACTGTATTATCCTTCGTGCGCGCTGGCAAATCTTTTAGGAGGCACTATGCCGAGGACTAAACCATCACGGCCAACTTCCCTTTTGAAGCTCGATGGATCGTTTCGTAAAGATAGGCATGGCAACAGAATGGACGCTGACCTTGCCACTCTGCCACCTGATTTTTCTTTTCCTCCCGCGCCGGACGGCTTACACCCTCGCGTGTCAGAACAATGGGGGCCGTGGATTAAGGCGCTGTTGCTAAAGCGCGTCCTTACTCCCGCCGACTTTTCCACGCTTGAGATTGGCTTTCGCCATCTTTCGGAAGCCATGTACTACAGCGACATGATCGCCGCCGAGGGTATGCCCGAATCATTAAACGCCGAATCCTTGCAGAGGCGTGGGTATATTAACCGACTGTTTCAGGAATCCACAAAATCGTATCTGAAAGTCATGTATGAATACGGCTCTACTCCCGCCGCCCGCGCCGCCCTTAAGGTTCCGGCGGGTAATGAAAGGGATATTGACCCTTTGGAGGTAGTACTTGGAAATTGATCCGCGCATTATGCAATACGTCGATGATGTGGAAAGTAAAAAGGTGCTGACTTGCAAATGGATACAGCTTGCCGTTAAACGCTTTTTGTCTGACGTTAAAAAGATNAAGCGAAAAGACTACCCCTATACATTCGATTCAAAGAAGGCGCTGGATGTCGTCGCGTTTATCGAAGCACTAAAGCAATATCAAGATAAGTTCGCCGGACAGTATCTACACCTTGAGCCGTGGCAAGTATTCGTTATTGCTAATATATATGGCTGGGTGCGAAAGGATGACGGGCGGCGTCGGTTTACAAAAGCGTTTATCTTTGTTGCCCGAAAGAACGGGAAAACCATGTTTGTTTCCGCGCTTGCCCCTCGCGTCATTATCACCGAAAAGGGCGCGCAGGTTTACATTGTCGCAACAAAAGCAGATCAGGCCAGTATTGCCTATGAGAACATGCTGGCGTTTATCAAACAAAACGAAGGACTACAGCGAAGGCTAATAGATCGCAAGAGTAGAAAGCGCATTGTCTGTGAACAAACCATGAGCTATATCCAGCCGACATCAAGAGACAATAAGTCAAACGATGGTTTGAACCCGGTATTGATTATTGCCGACGAGTGTTCTGCGATGAAGGATTGGGGCGCTCTCAAGGTGATGCTATCTGGTACAGGCGCACGTTCAGAGCCGTTGACTATTGAAATTACTACCGGGGGCGAAAACATAGCGTCGGTCGGTATGCAAGAGTATGAAGTATCGAAAAAGGTGCTAACAGGGGAAACCGAGGCTGACAACTTTTTTACGGTACTTTACACCCTCGACGAAGGCGATGACTGGAAAGATCCTAAAAACTATATCAAGGCAAACCCTAACCTTGGCATATCAGTCCAAATGGAAAGCCTTGTAAGGGCAAGGGATGACGCACTATTACAGCCCTATCTTGAAAGCGAGTTCAAAGCAAAGAACCTGAACCTGTTTGTATCACCCATTACAGCATGGATCACTGAAAGCGTATGGAAGCGGGCCATGCAAACTGGCGACAAGATACCCACCGACTTGACGCCATTTTACTATTGCGGGGGCGTTGACCTGGCGAAGGTGTCAGACTTCACTGCCTACACTAAATACTTCTGGATACCGGAGATACGAAAATTTATTGCTAAACATAACTTCTATCTTCCAAGCGGCCCCATTGATGAAAGATTCAGGAAAGACGCTGCAATGATCCGCAAATGGGTTGACGAGGGGCATATCACCGTTTCCGGCGAAAGCGTGGTCGATCACGGCCCAATGTTTGATCTTATCAAGCGGGATGCCGAAACGCACCGTATCCCTGACGGCGGGGGAATCGCTTACGACCCGTACTATTCTTTCGACCTTATAAAAAATTGCGACGAGTATGTGGACTTAATACCCTTCAAGCAATGTATCGCCAAGCTATCACCCGCAGGGAAGGCGTGGGAAAAGTCGATACTATCCGGCGAAATCATCGACAACAATCCCGTCATGCGGTGGATGGTGTCATGCGTGGCCGTAAAGCGGTTTGATGATGACAACATTAAGATTCGTAAAGACGATTCAGGGCATGGAACCACGAAGCGCATTGACGGAGTAATAACCTCGATTATGGCAAGGGATACGCTTGTTGTAGCCCTCCCGCCAGACGGAGAAGCACTACTTCCCGAACAGGTAAAAAAAGCAATCGACATCGGCACGGAGTACGGGTACTAAGGCTCGGCCCGGCCGAGATAGCGCATGGCAAACGGAGGAAAGAAGGATGCGTGGTTACTTACGAGCAGATTTTCGAGGCGTTTTGCAAGTACGCGGCGAGTCGAGAACAGGGCGCATGGTGTGACCTGTGGATACTATGTCATCGACGCATGGAGGCATTGGTTAAGTATCGAGCAAAGGGCTTAACTGTCCCGCTAGAAGAACAGGACTTACAAGATCTTATCACCGATTCGGCGGCAGGCGTGATAGAGAAACTTGTCACCGCGCACGATGTCAATGCCGACTATATCAGCGCACAATTTCATTATTGCAACAAGACGGCGTTTGAAATCTTCAACCGCGCAACCAAGAAGCAACAGAAGATTGCCGAAATAATCAGTAATATAAACGACAGATACGCACGATTTTTCCAAGAGGAGCCAGAATCTTCCCNCTCTTATNTATAGAGGCGAACGACGAAGCCCTGCGAAGTAGCTGCNATGCGGTGAAAATTCCACAGGGCCGTCGCCTAGTCTCTATATCCACCGTCGAGACGACAGGCGGGAACCGTGGGAATATTAGACTTTCTCCGACATAAGCCTCAGCAACGCGAAGCACCCGGCACGGTANNNTACCTGTCGGGTTCTTCCGACGCNCAATTCAACTGGCCGTGGTCGACGGTCAACCCNACCTCTGAGGCGTGTATCCGCAAGATCGTTTCTACCCTCGC